GTACAGTTTGTTTTCTTCTTCGTCGTACAGTATCTCGCCCGGCTGCACGTTAATTGGCGTCGGGTCTACTTCGCTGACAACCTCGCGCCGTCGGTTCGGGAAATGCAGCGCGCGGAATACACGTGTGTCAGGCATGGTATCGCTCCGTGAAAATTAACGCAGTGTCGGTGTTTCGACGGTTACGGTCAGCACAAAATTTTTACTGCCTGAACCGTTTGGCTTAATCCACAAGTAAAGAAAACGTTGCGGGCTCGTGGGCGTGCCGTCACGGTTGAGGTACGCCACGCTAACATTATTATTTTCAGCAATAGCCACTACATCGGGATCCGCAACGACATCGGCGAAATCGGCGAGACTGATGACGTGAAAAGCTTCGGCCGGTAAAGAGGCGTTTGGTTCCTTTTCTTGATTACTTGAATACAAATCGGCTTCAAATTTGTTGTTGGCGCCTGATGTCTGTATTAACGTGTAACCACGCAGAATACCTCGGTGCGGCATTGGAATGGGGATTATTGTTTCTTGCCCGCTCGTCGCAGAAAACGCCTTCGTGCCAGACCAAATCGTACTAGCCATTGTTTCACCTATTAAGAGTTAGCAACCGCGCTTAAATCTACAGACTGCGACATATCGGTCGGATACGGTTCAATCGTCTTTTGTTTCAGGAACAGAATTACGTCGCCAAGCATTTCAAACGCATTGCGTAGCGCGTCTTCTAATTCGGGCATATCAGATTTGCCGTAGCGCTCAGCAAATTTGTCGCCGTGCCAGTAAAACATAAACAAAATTCGGCCTATCTTATCTAGACCTTTCATTAGATCACCCATATACCGCTCGACCATCGAGTCGTCACGAACGGCTCGGAGCATACTGCCAACCATCGCGGTATCGAATACTTCGCGCTGGCCGGACTGAGCCGCGGCAAGAATACGTTGTAACTCGCTATCTTGCATTTTGTCCATAGGCGTTTGGTCGTACATAGTGTTGGGATTGTAAATCGACCGGTCGGTGCGCATGGCGCTCATGCCCGGGACAGGCACGCCAATATCAATTCCGAGTTGTGTAGGCACGCGTGTTGCCATAATATTTTCGCCGCCATACACCGGCTCGGGCATAGTTGGCGCATCAGGCGCGTCATTAATCATCATCGGCGCGCCGTACGGATTGGCGTACTTAACGCGGCATTCATACTTTTTGCTGGCGGCGGCACGCTTTAATAGCTCACGGGCGGCGGACTCTCGCAAGCCGTGAGTCTGTACCAGCGAAACAAGCGCCTTTTTCTCAGACAGACGCGCGCCGTCATTTATTTCGACTTCGCTGCCGTTGTGCGTAATAACCAAAGCAGCAGTTTTATTCATTAAAGCGTTCTGCACATCGAGTAGCGTGCCGGGCTGAAGCGCCGGTGGATCACTTTCGCCGCATCCGCACATACCCTGACCTAATTCAGCGCTTTCAGCGTCGTCTTCGCCCTTGCTGACTTTAAGAAGCTTGTAGCCTTCAGGGACGAATATGTCGCCCATGCTTGCCCGAAGGCTAGAGCCCTTTTTGCCGTTTAGATGGATACGCACGCCATCGCGATACTTGTCATAATTAAGCGGGTCGTGGTAGCAACAACCCGAGATGCTGCCGCGCGGAGGAAATTTTGAATGATCCTCCATGTGAACTTCGTAGGCAGATGTGCCAAACTCGTCAGAGCCGTATTCGCGAATTTTGCGGAACGGAACTGTAGTGTCGCCGCGTTTGTTAATAGCCATGTACCTCGCATCGCCGGAAATTGTATTAGCCTCCGGCAGCGAGTTATACCAGGAATCAAACTCTTCGCCGTCTACATGGGCCATAGCCCACACGTGATCAGCGCGAGTATTAATCCACTCCTTACGGCCATCCAATCGGACAACCGTTACAAAATCCGATCGCTTGCACGCGCCCATTGGATACACGGCAACATAGCATCGCTCGATCTCGCCGGGTTTTACGAGTATTTCGTACAGCCCGCTCTCTGTGGGATTAAAAAACTTTTTCTCAGCTTGAATGTTGTACGCCACGGACACGTTATCGCGATCGCGCTGATCTAGAATAAGCACGCCATCATTCAGCAGTTTTTCCTGCTCTTCTTCAGTAATGTCGTGCGGGGCGGCTGTTTGCAGCGTAGCATCGATAGAAATAATGCGCAGCGTTTTAACGGCGGCGGGTGTCTCCGGCGCTTCGGAGAGTACGCTTGCAATTTTGGTCGCATTGTCCCGAGCTTTGGCGGCGTCTACGGCTTCTTTAATCACATCTAGGCCGTGAAACGCGTCAAAAGCTTCCGCCAGCTCCGGCGAATTCTGACAAGTCTTTACTAGAAAATTAATTGTCTGCAAACGCGCTTCTTTTAAAAACTTTTTCAGATCCAGGCTTTTGCCTAGGTCGTTAAAAGCTGCCGCAGTGTTAAGCGTCGCTGTTTTGGCCAGCGTCGGAAGCACGGCCGTCATCATTTCTTTTAGTGTCGGCCTGGCCGAACCAAATTTAGACGGGCTGCGCGACATTTGCGTAAAGTCCGGTTGGCGCTGGCCGTATTGTGCCATTTGCCGCTCAATGCCAGACCCGAGCACGCTAGGCTTGCGGTTAATTAGATAATTAATCCAATTTTCTTTCATCGGCACGAACATGTCCTGATTTTTCAGGTACAGAAGTTCATGGCCTTTGAGGTCGCCGTTAAGAAAGAACATCGGCGCGTACAGCCACAGCGACCCGATTTTAAACGCAAAAATACCGACAGCTTTGGTATTTTCAGCGTTTCGGTCTAGGAGCTGGAAACCGATCTCGTGCTCCAGCAGTCCGGGCGCTTTATCTTGCAGATACGCATGCGCTAAGTTGCTGAAAGCTTGCTCAAACGGGATATCGTCGCCCCGGCCGCCTAACGTGGCCGCCTTAACATTGTCGCGAGAATACCGCGACATATTGGCTAATTTTGTGGTCCACGCAGGCTTTTTATTGTTTTTACTGTACACGGCCACCTCCATGCGGCTCAAAACGCGACAAATACGGTACTTGATAATTTACCGTGATTTGGCTTTTTAATCCACCCTATTTCTGATTTGGGTTCCAACCACTTGTTACATTACTAACGCCAAACGTCTCTCCGCGCGCTAAGCCAGGCACAAAACTGCTGCCGCCAAGATCGCTTTCTCCGCCTCTTTGCGTGGCACTAAGCAGGCTTTTTTGCTGATAAGATCCCATTAGTCGCGTCATCCAGTCAGGGTCGTTAGAGATACTGGCCATGCCGCGAATCATCTCGGGCTCAAATGGGGGCGGCTCTTTATGCGCCTCAATTTCATTAATGCCGTATTTTGTTAAATTATCTACTACCGACTTTCCAATCTTTGTGCCGATTGAATAATGCAATACGGGCTTTTCCAAATAATGTCCAGTTAAACCCTTCGGATTCGACCGCACGGAGCCGGCGCGCGGAGTCCAGTTACGCTCTAACATCGAATACGGCACGACATCATCTGGAACATAATCGCCATACTCGTCTGTAAGCCTGACGTGATTAATTAAACCGCGCGCCAGCAGCTCGACGTTTCTGCGATGAGAACCAATTCCGCTATTACTCAAAACCTGCTTCATGGCCGACACGAAATACCGGCGACCTTCTCCGACGCCCTTATATTTTACAATTTCTGCCGGGCTGGGCATTCCTTCTGACAATACGTCACCCGCCTCAAGCGCATCGCCTTTTTTTACCTTTAGCGGAATACCTGTCGGGACGTAGTGATCTTGTCCGTTAATATTTACATATGTACCGCCCTGTGGCGCTGGACGTACTTCTTGTACCGTGCCGTCTAGCTGTGAGTGAGCCGCGCCATCTGGATATTTTTCGGGCACCTGCACTAGCGCGTTTAGCGCCTTAAAGCCAGCAATAGCGCCAGCTCCGCCGACACCGCCTGAATGTTTAGAGCTAATCTGACTTTGAGTAACTGGCTCGGCTAATGCCTGCGCCGCCGCTATGCCGACATAGTCGCCAATGGGTGGCAGGCGGCCCTTCTCGCGATAACCGACATCGCGGGCATATACGCCGCCGTCCGCGGGGCCGCCAACTGTAGGGCTACGCACAAGAATATCTTTTACGCCTAGTTCTTTAATATGTTTCAGGATTTTAGGCGTCAAAATTGTATTGCGTTTATACGGCCCAGCCGCTCTAGCCAGCAGCGAACCTTCGTTGTCTGGGTCGTCTACTTCTGCCGGCAGGCCGCGTGTTTCCGCTAATTTTTTAACTTCAGGGTCTTCGTCATCATCGTCGTCTGCGGTTACAAGTAGCCTGTGGTTCATCTGCGTCAGCTGCTTGGCGAAGAACCCGGCATCTGACGTCGCTGTTTTAAGATCCATAAGACCTTTACGCGTCCCGAATGCGCCCGCAAAATATTCGACAGGCCGCAGACCTTGGCCGTAACTGCGCATGACAGGAATTGGAATGGGATCGTTTTTATGATCCACATATTGCATGTCCGCGCCGATAATGCTGTTGAGCTGAAACTTGTTGCCTTTTACGCCGCCGCTGACCTGGTGGAATAAAGGATTATCTTGGTCTTCAGCGTCTGTAAATACTTTGTCTACGAGCTGTTTTTGCGCCGACGATGTTAGCTCCAAAATTTTTAAATTACGTGACTTATCGTCAAGTGATCGGTCCGCAAGAATACCGCGCAGTCTTTTTTTTACATCATTTTGAATTTGCAGCGCGGAAACAGTTGGCCGAATGTGATCCAAACCAATAGATAATCCATTAGTCGTATATGACGTCTCGCGACCGACATCTAAAAGTCGTTTTACAATTTCGCGGTATTTGTCGGGATATTTTTGCGCCAGCTCCGTCGCTAATGCCCCGATGTTTTTCTTGTTCATTACGCGGTTATAATCCCGCAAATCTTCTGGCAGGGCGTCGTTTATCAAAATTTGACCAAGAGTTGTTTTAAGCATTTTAGTTAAGCAGCCGGCTCATTTCTTGTACAGATTTTGGTTTTATTTCTGTTACAGCGGTTACTTTGTCAATTTGCATGTATTTCAACAATGGTTCAAAATCTTTATCCCCAGCCTGAGCGGCTAAAATAGTCCCGTCTTCCAGCTCAACAGCGGCAAAAATTATATTTCCTTCGCTATCTTCTAATACGACAGCGTGCGACTCAAACTCTGTCGGCTGAAGGTTGTACTGATTTTTAACGCGCATTGGTGTTTAAGCTGTTATAAAGTGCCCTGACCGCCTCAGCAGTTTCGCTTAGATTATTTTGCGGAAATTTATTTCGGACGGAGGTTATTTCCCACCAATTAGCGGCTTTTACCGGAGGAATTGGCTGTACAGCGCCGCCAGTTTGCGACGGATCTTGTCCCGCGTATACGTCCGTTGGTAGTTGTGCCGCAGCGGGGTCGCCGCCTTCAGGCGGCGGGGCGGCAGTGGGAGCGCCAGCGCCGCCGGGAAGAGCGGTTTCTGGTGCAGGAGCAGATGTAGATCCCGGCGGCAGCACAATTGCCTCCGGCGGCAACTGCACGCCTAAAGCATTCATAATCGCAGTAAGTTGCTGTTGCATATTATACATACGATAATCGATCATTTGCATCATTTGCTCTGGCTTGAGTTTTTGCTGCGGAGCAGCTCCGCCAGCAGCCGGCGCTTGGGGCGCAGGAGCCGCGGCAGGCGCTGGCGCCGGAGCGCCCATTCCCATATCCATAGGAGCAGCCTGCGCAGCCGACATAGCATTAGGATCCATAGCCATAGCCGCATTTGGATCTGCGGGCGCAGCGCCAGCCGGCGGCGCTACCGCCTGTTTGTTAAATTGCTCGCGCGCCATGCGCAGTAGTTCGGAATTAACGGTCTTCATTTAAACCTCCATAAAATTCGGCGTCTAACTATTCTCCACAATATGTACCGGCGTGTCGACCTCTATTTCGCCGCGGCGGTAAGCGGCTATTGCGTCCTTTTGATTTCTGAATACGCGCGGAGGTGACTTTTTATTAATTTTATTAGACGCTACGTACAAACCAGAATGAAATTCGGCTACAGGAGTAAAGTGCCCTTTGAACGAGGCCACTGAAAAAAGATTTTTACTGGGCAACATTTTTTCTGCCGCTTCTTGAGCCGCAGAGTCAGTGCTCGGAACGTGAAACTGCATGGCGTCGCCGTCAAAGTCGGCGCCGAAGCCTTTTGTAACCAGCGGGCTTACTTCCATTGTTTTGTTTTTTGTGAGTCGCGGATAGAACGCCATCATGCCGTAACGATGCAATACAGGCGCACGATTAATAATAATTGGCCGCGAACTCATTTGCTGCTGTAACGTCGCAGTGGCCTCTCTATTGCGCTCGTCGAAGGATTTTAACGCCTGCATACGCGGCAATCCTCGTCGAACGAGAGAGCGCACAATAAATGGCTTGTATATCTCCCATGCTTTGTCTTCAGGCAGAGCAACTGAATCCATATCAAGATCTGGATTGGGCGTAATTACAGCGCGACCAACTAGGTCGACCGTGGTGCTCAATAATTTTCGCTGCACCGTGCCATACTTCGGCGACGAGCCAAAAATTTCTTTTAAAAATCCGCGCACGCGTCGTTCAGCGTTTTTGGCTTGCTGCGGATCGCCTAAACCCGTAACAGACTTCATCGCGTCATATACGCCTAGTCTCTCGTCGCCCACGTCCTCGAGCACGCCGGAAGCGTCTTTTAACGCAGAGTTAGCGTCTAGCAATTCTTTGTATAAGTAGTTCGCGTCGGCAACGAGCGGCATTTTCTTTTGCCCCATTGTTGACACGGGGCGGAACATTGGCGGAATAACGCCCATTTTTGTGAGCATCCAATTTTTTGGATGTACGCCAGTTTTTTCCGCGCTCTTTAAAAAAGCTAACCGACGCACGGCAGCATCTCGCGCTGTCTTACGCCCAGATTGAATGTCCATGCGCGCCTGCTCGATAGCTTTAGGCACGTCTATGTTCGACAACGCTGTTTGAATAGCTTTTGGGCCTGTTTGATTGTTTATCTGCGCGCGACCAGCAATAACCTCGCGCATTTGTTTTTCCGTAATGCCAAGCACCCGACGAATCGGCTCTTCCATAACCGGATTAGGCATTGGCTCGGAAAGTGTGATTTTAGACCAACGATTTCCGTTATGTCCGCCAGTTAATTTTTCGTCAAACAGACCGCCCGCCTTTGGTCGCAGATTAGACTTCCAATCTACCGTCTCAGAATTTTCGAGTTCGCGATCGCCGGCAAGTTCGTCAATGTCTGTGTCAGTAAGAGCCATTATGTTTGTCTTGTTGCCTGTGCGTACGGTATTAATACCCGCGCCACGAAGCTGCTCGACAAATTTGGCGTATACGTTAGGAATACGCGGTAACGGCGGGTCATATCCGGCCATAAACTGCGACCAGTATTCTGGATTGGCCTGGCCGCGCACCATCTTGGCGTCACGAATTACTTTGCCGGCGCCATGACTTAAAAGTGCGCCAAGATCAAGCATGCCTACGCGTTTAGCGCCGCCACTACCGCCCTTTGCTGGCGCGCCTTCTGCGGTATAGCCGCCCGTCGACCTGCCTTGGGCTTTGCTTTCGCTGGTGTGGTGCAGTTTCATAAAAAATCTATTTCCCGTCAGCACGCCTTTTATCTTACGGCCAGTTTCCGGGTCAACGACCTCTTCAAGATCTTCTAGTTGATTTTTGCGCAGCTCTGTCCGCGCAAATTCAATCAAATCTTTAGCGTCATCGAAGTCTTTTATTTTGTACGGCTGTCCAGTCTTTTCAGCCACCTTGCCAAGCGCTGCCTCAACAATCTGCGACGGATTAACGCGGCTGGCTAATCCGAGCGGACTTACTAAAAGCTCGAGCGGACGGCCTTGCGCGTCTTTTGGCATCTCATCATCGGCAATAATACCCGCGACAACTCCTTTGTCGCCGAAACGGCCGGTGAGCTTATCGCCGACTTCCATTTCCGCCTGGCTTTTAACAACAACGCTATAGCCTTTTTTAGTTTTAGCGACGTCTGTAACAATGCCAGAAGAGTGGTGGTCCCAGGTCACGGCATCATTAACAAAATTCGCTTTTTGTCCGCGGTGGACCTGCCCGTAAGTCGTGTCGCGCTGCTTCGTGACTAGCAACAGCGGATCGCCGAAGTTTACCATAGCGCCTTTTTTAATAACGCCATTATCGTCAAAGTTCTCTAGCGTGCGGCGGTCGTATTCGCTCGGGAAAAGACTGATAAATTTTTTCTTATCAATAAATGTGCTGTCGTCTGCGTCCGCCTCGTGCTGATACATATGATCCGACGTTAAACGCTTCGCTGCCGACTGCGAAATAACTACAGAATCGTCGTATACCAGGCCTTTAAACGGCAAATAACCAACGCGCATATTTAAACCAAGCGCTGCCGTTCCTTTGTCGTTTGTGAAGTTTGATTTAGCTAAAATTTGTCCAGGCTTTACTGTGTCGCCGGGCTGTACTAGCGCTTTTTGCGTCCAGAATGTTTTACGATTAAAAGGCGCGTCGTTATACAGGTCGATTGTCTTTGTGTCGCCTTTTTGATTTCGCAAAACAATTTCATCCGGGTTAACCGAGACTACCTGCGAAACCTCGTCGGCTGTTATGGCGCCGAGATTTTTGCCCATCAAATCTTCGTATGATTTACTTTCGTCGTCGGCCGTCGCGGATTGGATTAGCGGAGCTTCGGCGTTGGCTAGCGGGAGTGCCTGAGTAAACATTCGGCTACCCATGATGACGCGATGGCCTTTCATCATGGATTTTAGCGGCACCATATTCGACAACATCGAGAACGAAGAATCCATCGTCGGAAGAATGTATTTCGCCTCTTCGCGCGGAATGTACTTCATCTTTCCGTTAACAATAGCCGCGACGTTTGGCAAATCTGTTTTGTCTTCGCCGGGAAACACGAGAGGGGTGTCCGCGATATCCTGGGGCGACTTGTACTCCATGCGCCCGTTAGCCATGTTTTTTACTTTGACGTATATTTTGCCGTCAGATCCTTTTACGGCGCCGCGAGCAAATCGCATATCTACGCCAACCTTACCGCTTTCCGGCGTTCTTAAATAATCCACAAAGCCGAAGTGACTAGGCTGTACCGATCGGCTTTCTACTGGCACCGCGTCTAACGAACCGATGCCGCCCTCGCCAAGTCTGGTTACGCGCGTCTGATGGTCAAAAATTTCAGCCGGATTGATTTCTTCTAGGCTAGAGCCTAATCCCGAGCCAATCAGCGCCGACACAATAGCTTTGTTAAATGCGCCCGTCGGTACGTGATCCAAAGATTTTTTTGCGGTGGCTTTCCACAACAATTGCCGTAACATCGCGCGATCTTTTGTAAAACGCTCGGCAATCAAGTCTTCCGGCCCGAGAATCTGCTGAAACGCCATACTGTCGCGATCGTCCGGATCGGCCTCTTTACGATTAACGGCGATCAGCTTTTTTGTAATATCTAAAATGGCATCAGGCGTTAAATTTTTTATTTTCCGGCCAAGTGTTCTTTTTGTGACTTCCTCGTCAAGTTCCATCTTGGCAAATTCTTCCGCAATTGCTTTTTGCTTAGCAGCCGCGTCAATTCCAGGCTGCGCCTTATACACAAGCCGGTTGTAAAGCTTATCCACCGTGCCCGCGTCGCCCTTTTCGATGTTTACAGCGGTTAATTCATTGCCCCAAGTTTTGCGGATGTCGCCCTCAGACACGCCCATAATTTTGAGCAGCGGCATAAGCGGAATATTCGCTTGCCCGATATTAATCTTAAACACGCCTGTTTTGGGATCTAAGAAGTATCGGTGCATGCGGCCGCGGCCTGGCAACACGTTAACATGCGCTTCAAGCTCACCGTTGTCTTTTTCACGCGTGTACACGCCAGGGCGTAATCGCATCTGATGCGCCAGTGTGTACTCAACGCCATTGTGCACGAACGTGCCGGCGTCGGTCATGTACGGCACGTTAGCTAAAGTAGCGCGGCGATTCGCGACAACTTGCCCCGTTTTGTTATCCGTTAAATTCCACGTACCCCGCAACTTACGCGCTAAGCTGCTGTGGGACAAAACCGCATTTTTGTGATCTTTTTTGGTGAAGCGCTCTGGCCCCTCGTACTTAACGTCGCCGAGGCTTAATGTGTACAGGTCGTTTTGAATTGGCTTAATTTGTTTTGCCTGATTCGCCACCGTGTCGAATATATCTTCGCGCGTGAACACCGGTTCAAACGGCGCCACTTCAACTACAGATTCTTGCGCCTGGCTAAAAATATTACTGCGCAAAGCGGGCACGTCGCCAAATTCGCGCGAGCCGCCGAGAATCGAGTTAGAAGACCCAGGTGTTGGCATTTTGACCGCTCATCTTAGACAAGTTCTTTTTGCTTGATCTTGTCGATCTCTTTTTGATGCAGCGTTTTTATCGCTTCTAACTGAGCTGGGTCAATATAAAGCGGTGACGAATCTTCCATACGAGCCCGCGATTGACGCGCCCGCGCTAGTGCTTTATCCGCGCTTCTTTCTCGCGTCCAATCGTATGTCATCTTTCCTGATAATAGTCCCGCGCCTAAAGCAGCGGTTGTGTAGAAGGGAAATAACCCAGAAGCTCTCATGGGCTCTGCCAGGTAGTCCGCGAATGTAATTAATGGATTTTTTGCGCTCTTTGTCGTAATTTGTTGTTGTTGCGCTTTTTTGTGCCGCTGGTAGGCGTAATTTAAATCGTTTGCGCGTTTTCCTGTGAGAGCTTTTTGATATTCTTTACGCGCAGCCTCTAATTCGTAATCCAGGTCTTCTTTCTTTTTTTGTTTTGATATACCTTGCGCTATTGCTTTCCCTCCGTAAATACCCAACCCAGCGGATAAAAGACCCGCCGGCAATAAAACAGCTTGCTGATTTGGCGTTAATTTATTAAACGAATCTGTGCCGGAACTGACAGCAGCGCCAATGCGATTTGGTACGGCAGATAATGCGTTAACTAATGTTTGATACCAAGTATCTTCAGCTATTTTTTCTTCAGCATCTATTTCTTTTGGTCCCGGACCAAATTTCGTGTATTTGTTTTTCGGCGCGTTGATTTGACTAACTATGTTGTAAAGTTTTGTGCCGGTTAAGCCAGTACCTAACCCAAGCAAGCCCAGCCCAAGCATTGTAGGCAGCAATTCTTTAGAAAACTCCGAATTACGCTGCTCGTTTATTGCGTTTAGCGCGGTCTGCTGGGCTTTTAGTTGCTGAGCTACTGGTCCGCCGGGCGCATAAGCGCTAATACCCAGCGCAGGCCAACTCGCGTGTTTAACTGTTTTATTCATGATTTAACTTTCGGCGGAATCATGCCGTAAACCTGCGCCCACTCGAGCCAGACGCGAAAATGTTTTTTTTCTTCATCCCAATTGTCGTTGCGCCGCTGCTGCAAATACCAGCCGTTAATTATTTTATCGTTTACCTCGTCAAACTCTGCTTTCTGCGCAGTGTCCCACAACTCAAACATTTTACTCTTAAAGTCTAACTGCAGCTCAATTCCTTCGGCTTCTTCTTTTTTTAAATCCGGGGGCAGGCCGCGCGATTTAACCGGAAAACCGTCTAAAGTTCCAGGCCAGTGTAATTTATCGCCGCCGTGCCGATGTTCGCCTTGTTCGCCGTAGTATTTATGAATGCTCACTGTTAAACTCGCCCGTAAATGTCGTCAAATGACTGCTGCGTGCTGCTGTCTGCTAGTTCTCTTTTTGTGCGGTATTTTACAGCTTTACGCCGGCTTTTTGCTTTGTCCGCGTACAACTTATACGTATCTACTAATTCACGTGTTTTTAATTCGTCATCATTTATAGTGGGTTCTACCATTTTGCCTGCGCCATAACCTAACGCGCTGCCGCCTAGAATCGACGCGCCGAACGGTATAGATAACGCAGCGCCATAAGCTAGTAACGAGTCTTTTAATCCGCCTTGAATTCCGGAGAGCCCAAGCGACGATAATAAACCGTCTCCCCACGCAGCTTTTTTATTTAACTCAGCGACCTTCTCGAGCCGGGCGTCTAAATCCGCGCCAGTTAATTTTTCTTCGGCGCACCTGGTTAAAAAACCCAGTTTAAATGCGTCTTGCTCGGTTATTTCCATTCTAGAAGTCTCCGGGGAGAATTAACTTCTTTTTACCACATTGCCCCGGGGAAACGGAAAAATCTGGCGTAACCTGTTTTCCGGTGTTTTTACCTACCGGAAGGTTGCCCGGCGCTGAAGTTGTAAAATTAGCGGAATTTACCATAGAAAGCTTGCTTTTACGGTTTGGGCGATGGCGCATAAACCACGCATCAACTTCCGGGTCAGTGCGATCTCCCTGCTCCTTAGCCGCAGCCGCGGCGGCGACCATCATTTCCACGCCGTCTTGCAGCTCCATGCGATCGGCGCTCATCCATTTCGCCTGTGCCGGGTTTGAAGCGCCGAGCGAGCGAAGTTTATTGGCTTCTTCGCTAAGCGCCTTGGCCCGCTCGAGGAACTCGCGCCGCGTCAACACAAAGAATTCTCCGCTGTTTTCGTCATGGAGACAGACAAATCCATTTTGCGCGTAGAATTTAAGCCCAAGATACGTGTAGCACTTCCCGATAACGTCTTTACGGTCGCCCATTTTTACCTCACTGCGCTTGATACGGGAGCCGGGTTGGTTTTTGAATTTGCATGCCGCGGGCGGCTGGCGGCGCTTCTTCCGCCTGACACGTCGGGCACGGCGACCAACCTAAACCGTCTCCAGACGGTATTTTGCCTTTTCCCTTGCACGTTTTGCAGTCAGGGTCAATCGGCGGCTTGGGCTTCACCGGCGCCGAACCAGGAAGCGCAGCAGAGTAAGCAGCCTCTGCAGCGACCACGCCGATATAGTCTGTTTTTGGCGCATTTGACGACGCATATTCCGCGGTCGGCGAGGCGGTCGCAAAAAACGACGCTAACCAAAGTAAAAACTCGTACATAAGTATACCCTTTGTTATACGTTACCCAACGCGCCCATGCTTTTAAGTTTCTTGGGCGGCCAGCCGTTTACGCCAGACACCGCCGTGGCATACCTGTTCTTAATATCCGTCCACCGCGCCCAGAATGATCCAACCGGAATGTCAAAATTTGTCTTGTACACGCGGCGCGGACCTTCATTCCACGCACCCCAACTATTTTGAACTAAAATTAACGGCGCGCCATACAATTTAATAATTTCTTCGCGGTCATCTACGCCAAGATAAGCCATCGCGTGCGCCCAGCCTCTAGCCGTGCGCTTTGATACTCCATTTTCGTCGCGAACGTCGGAGAACGACTCGCCGCCGCACGAGCTAATGCAATAACCATTTGCCAGCAGATCGCGCAGGTCTTCATACTCGTTTATTTCCGTAATTGTCTGCACTAAGTGCAACTTACCAACAGATAACCAAGATTCTGGCGGCGTCCTCGAGCCGTACAGCCCGGCGTTACGCGCGCTGTATCGCGTAAAATCTACGCCAATTTCTGGGTATTCCTTTCGAAGCCACAATCCGCTCTCTCGCAACATAACGCGGTCAGCGGCGGCGCACGACCAGCCGTCTCCGCCATGCCGCCGCCAATTGTAAATAGCTTCTGTGCTCAACACGCCGTTAAGACGCGCAGTGTCGCTTACGCCGGGGGCACCTTCTAGCTTTCCGCTAGCCGGGTCAGTCGTACCGCTTGTGATTTCGCAGCACATAGTGCCCAGCGCAGCGTTTCGCGCGCTCCAGCTTACGCAGTCGCCACGGCCTTGCGCCCCGCCCGGTAAGCAGTCCGCATACAGGCTAATTACCTCTAGATACGGCAGGCTGACTTTATTTTTACCGGTTTCGGCGAGGCCAAACGCCGTGCAAGCTTCCGCGCCGTCCGGAATACCGCCGCGAGACTTGATGTCGTCACGCAGGGCTTCCGCGGCTTCTGGGTCGCTATACGCGCCCGCAAAGCCGGTTTCGTACGCAGCTACTACGTCATAAACATTCTCAAAAAACTTTTCGTCGTCAGCCATGTGTCACCGTGTAAATAAGATTTAGCTGTTTGTGTTTTCGCCAACAAGCGTCACCGTAAATCCGCCGGGAGCATTGGGCGGAATAGTGTCAACAGCTGTGAAGTAAAACTCCGCCGGCAGAGATTTGTTCCCCACATCGTCTACATCAATAAGGGTTAACTTTACGTCGGCGTCTTGCGGCGCTGTTACAACGCCAAGATCGACAGCGCTTCCCGGAAATACCGTAGTAGCTTTTACTTCGCCATTTATCGTCACAATAAGTTCTCGCTGCACTACATCGGCGTCTGTGGGCGCATTTGCGGTAACAACATACGTCAGCGTGTCGACCATTTGATCTCTCCCAAGCTGTTTTAAAAATAAAGAAGGTTGAGGCAAAATTTTGCCGCTGTCAAAACAGAGTAACTGTACCAGCACAAAAAATAACAAACAAACAGTAAATACGCTAGCCAACATTACTGCATCAACAAACATTATTTAGCCGATGCAGCGATAACTTCCGCGGCGGTTACGAGCCGCGCTGAAATTTCAGGCGTAATTGCAAGTACGTCATCAGTCCCGAGTACGCGAGCGAAAACCGCCTCGATCGCGACGTCTAATCCCGGATATTTGCCAGGAGTATCAATAGCCAGTTGCAGCGTATTAGCCTGCAATTCAGCCCACTTCTCGGTAGTGTTGACGCGCTTACCGTTGTCGCGTCGAGTAATCGTCGCCAGGGCCGTGTAAACGTCGTAGATACGCGCGCGATCGACCCGAGCAGCATTCGCCAAAATCTCCGAGATCTTAGCGTCTTTCTCTGCTTCCGGCGGGGCCGGATTAACAGGAGTCGGCGCGGGCGGGGAGGGATCGGGCCGCGTCGGCAGGGATATGCCGTTAGGAAATAAAAGCGAAAATACGAGTAATGCGCCGGCTAACCATACAAACTTTTTCATGACTCACCCTTTCGTCGACTTATATTCGATCATTACGCGAAGCAATACAGTACAAGCATCAACGCCGTCCTGACAACCCGCCGCAGAAAGCCGGTCGCGAAGGTCGGCTACTGTAAGCATGTCTTGGACGAAGTTAACAGCTGCCGGCCCTGGCACTACAGGACTCACAACAACGCCGGGCTTTGGCGCAACATTGCGTAAAAATTTAAGCAACGTATCCTTATACGCGCCCGCGGCTACAATAGTAAAAAGAAATAAAGAAACAAGCTGAAATTGTGTCATATGTATACTCCTCAAGTCTGCGGTACAAGTTTGTACGGTTTTCCATTAATCATGATTGTACCAGCCACCAAAAGTTCTGCATTCGTGTTTAACTCGCGGGCCGATTTGGCTGGCTTTCCGTACAATTTAACCATTTCCTTGATGTCGCCCTTTTGCGGCGCTCTAACGTTTGGGTCGTAGTACGGCGCCATTAAATTGCCCTTACCGAGATGCGCTAAACCAAGCGCATGGCCAAGTTCGTGGCAAATAACGGCGACAGCCATGTTAAATGACCAATCCTCAGCCTCGTCGTACATTTGATCAAGCTGTATGTGTTCAGTGACATTGCACGGCAGCTCACTCCACGCAAGCGTACCCCCGCGGTCATCTAAGTTGACAGCTCTACCCACGCCAGACTTGGCAAAAATGTTCGCTAGGTTGTGGTCGTGCACGCGGACTGGCTCTACGTTGCACACAGCAGCCCACTGCGCAAAAGCTGTATCGTAAGCTAGGTCTGCCTGCTCTTCTGTAATACCGGGCAGTCTAAGTTTGGCGTAGTAGGTAATCCGCGGCATTGGCCATCTGCATGGAGCGTCACTGCCGGAGATGTTAAAGTCGGGTAGGCCGCAACGGTGCCGCAACAGCACGTGCGCAGTCTTTACTCCGACAATTCCGTCAGATTTAAGTCCGTGAAATTGCTGATACTCGCGAATTGCGCTGTCTAGCTTCGCGCCATGCAGCCCGCGAACTTTCGCCCACGGTAGATCGCCAAAGTATCCGAGCGTAAATAACCGCGCGACTATCTCGGCGTCTTTTAGTACTTGCCCCGGTTTTACAATTTTTCTTTTGGCCATTTCGCGTCCCTGCCGTGCCGTATTATTTTGCCGAGTAATCTTGCGCTAAGCGCATAACTGCAGCAATTTCTGTAGTTGAAGCGCTCTCTGCCATATCCATTATAGCATCATATATTGGCTGCGGACTCTCTAATTGTAAATTGTAATCTTGTAGTAAATTGTTAAGCTTACGTCTTAATAAAATTGTTTTGCGGCGAGGAAGAGTGCGGGCGTTTTGAATGTAATTAATTACAATTTCTTCTGAGTTGCGCTCGCGGCAGTAAGCAACGACCTGAATAATCACAGAGATAATAGTTAAAATAGTGAGCGGATCGAGCCGAGCTAGACCGTCGGCGCGAAAAGCAACTTCATCGATTAAAGCTGCCCTTACCCGCCGCAAATCCGAACTCGACTCGATCCGGCTCTTTAGTTCTTCTTCCGTCATCAACTTCCAGCGCGATCCGCGCGCATGCGCTCGATCGCAATAGACTCCATATAACGATATTGCGCATTAATTTGCTGCGCCTTAACTTCCGCGCGACTGGTTAAATATTTCCACACAATCAAAGCGTTAGCGCTAACCGCACCGAGACCAGCAATTACTGCGGTGGCAGCATTTACTAGTTCTTGAGCGTGATGTGCTTCAACCCAACCAATCAACGTCGCGGCTGTAATTAAATTTACAACTACCGCTGTTGCCATAGAAATAAACTCAGGCGTGATCCAATCCTGCTCAGACGAATTGTCTGCCGCTGCAGTATTCAATACACGCAACTCTTCGCGGACTGTGCTGATACTTTTCTTAGTCATTAAAACCTCCTGCCGTTTGGCTTTGGTATTCTGTACGCCGAGCGGATTTTGCGCAAGCCTATCGCCAGCCGAGTACGGGCGGAATTACGGAGTGCAACATGCCGCCCCACAAACCAATATCTTGAATTTTCTCTTGCGCCACTGGAGTTAGTCCCGCCAGGGCGCCAATTGTTTTACCGGCCAACGTCGCAACACCGAGGCCTACGCCAGCCGAAGCCAAGCCGCGAATAACAGTGCTTGGGCTGACAATACCAGAGCCTGTTTGCGCTTTAATCCCCGACATAATCCCGGTAGTAGCTGCAGCAATTTCTGGCGACGTATGATTAATAAAACTGCTTTGATCATAATTTTTACTGGCGTCGGCCCAGGTTGCGCGATTAAACGCGTCGACTGGGATGTACGGTTTGCCGATGTTGGTGTTGCCGCCTTGATTAAATGTATTCCAAAAACTACCAGTTTTTTCTTCGTATTTTTTTCCAAACTTCGGCGGAATGGGCGTATTGTTAGATGTAACCCAAGCCGGCAAATAGTTAATATTTAGTTGCCGCGCAGTTTCTCCGGCATTCATCGCGCCAATCCCAGCGCCGCCTAGCAATCCCATTATTCCGAAAGAGTTTCGCAGACTGCCCGGGGCCATAAATCTTTCAGGGATAATCTGCTCCGCTAGTGTACCGGCGCCATAACCAAGCCCGCCGAGCATGAGGCCAGAAACAATAGCGTGAGATAAAGGCGTTGGGCCGCCAATAGCGGAGTTTGACTGATCCCACACTTGCCCAAAGCTAGGCCATTTAGACTGATTTACAACAACGTCTTTAGAAATATCCGGAGCAGCCGTAGAAAATTTGACTACAGCGTCTGCCGGCATTTCTTTAGCGTATTTATCTCGTTGCGCGGCTGTTAGCTCTGTGTCCGTATGCACCGTTACTTCGGACGAGCCGGGACGCCAGCTCGCCGCCGAAATAAGAAGTAAATCAGCTTTGCTTGCAGCGCGGGCATGCGCAACTTTTACAGAAAAGGCCAGCGGAACTAATTCGGCTACCTTGTCTGGCACCGTTTTCCACGCAGCTAGTTCTTGTTTATTTTTTAACGCGGCCATGGCATCAAACTGGTTAAAAGCCACATGACTAAAGTATATGTCATGTATACCCAAATAAATAATCCGCCAATATACGCCAGATCCTTAAGCGGTAATTTTAAAAATTCGTCGCGCAGTTTTTTGAACGGTATTTTTTTAAGCAGTAACCATGCGCGCAAGTAGTTAATTGAATTAATCGCGCTGGGTGTTACTAGCGGTGGCGTGGGTGGCGGCGGGGCGGGGCTGTCCGGCACAATGTCTACTGGCTTATCTGGAGTCAGTTTTTTCTTTGCCCAAGATATAACGGGCCAATTCCATCCCATTACTGTAACGACGCGAGTACGCCGCTCCCATGGCGCTGAATAAGCTGTGTAAGTAAATCAGGCTGCGGCCAAACGCCTCGCGCAATCGACATGTTCATTTGGTGCTTGTATGCCGGATCCATAGCTGCCAGAAGCCCGGGCGTACGCTGCTGCATTTCCGCTGTACGATTACCTTTATCTACAACGCGCTGTAAATGCGCCAGAGTTTTCTGCCACATGTTTGAATTAGGCGGAACAACAAGCGGCTCTTTGAAATCGAACAGGTGCCCGGCGTAAGGATTTTTAGCCGCAGCCTTCTGGACGGGCACGCCTACCGGAATAATGCGCGGATCAGCATGAAAACGGAAATTAGTTGGAGCGTGCGTAATTCCCATGTGATATTTATCGGGATCGTCGACAAACCAGTCTTCAGGGGCGCGGTGCATTAATTTGCGCAGTATTTCATTTTTATGTTTATACCGTTTCGCGTCGGAATGCTCTTTGGCTTTACGTAGCTGAAAAATGATTGCAGGTTCTTTATTTACTTCTTTTTCTTCGGCGTGCTTTTTGTAGTAGTTGGGTTCTTCTTGCAGATGATCCTTGGCAATTTCTGCGGCGACTTGATCATTATTTGTGTGTTCTCGCTCATGCTTCTTGCCTTTCTGTAATTCCTTTTTTGGAAACGCCGAATCTGGTTTGTTGTCTGCTGCGCCGCCTGTAAGAATGTCTTCCGCTTCTTTTTTATGCCCACAATATCCGCTCTTTTTGCAGATGCAAGTTGGCGGGCATGTACAGGGACCAGCACAACAGCAGTCGTATGTTGTTTTATCGGCGGCGGCGGCTTTTAGCTCACCGCGGCCGGTTGCAGTGTCAAACTTGCTGACGTCGTTATTGGCTAGGACTTTTTTGCGGCGGGCGGCAACAGTTATGTGAAACTGATGATCTTTAATGTACGGCGATAAGCCGTAGCTTTTGCGTAAGGCGGCGAGGGCAGGGCTCTTAACCTGCACAGCCCAAATCTTGCTAACGCCGTCTACATTGTGTACGGGAATTTCTTCTACCGGGCCTAGCGCGTAATAAAACATGTGCCCGCGCTCGTTAATCTTGTCGGCGCCGATAGCTTCAACCTCGGCAGCGGTCATAACGGAGATATGCGCATTAAGCACATCGCCGTCTACGTTGGGCACGTTCATAAGCCCGGCCGTGGGTAGTTCTGCCCCCGGGGCCGTTAGCGCGTCAAATACGCCACGAACAAACGCATTCGGTACGGACAGAAGAAGCCAGCCGCTTTTGGCTAGATATAGCCGGCCAGCCATGTTGTATGGCGCTGCGGCCGTTTTGTCGCTGCGCGCTAGCCACCCTACCGCGTTACCCCGCGAATAAAGCAGCGGCTGAAAGTCTGGGGTTGACGGATTTAAAAGTGATATGCCATCCATAAACAGCTCCCGAGCTCCCCGAGTAGGGCTCGAACCTACAACCTACCGGTTAACAGCCGGTCGCTCTACCATTGAGCTATCAGGGATCACAATTACCTCGGAGCATGAATTTCGATATCGGACCACGCAGTCGGCGTTTTGTTCTGCGGATGCGCGACAGCAGCAAATGCCGATACAACCAAGAGAAGTGCGCAAACTGCTGACGCCATTACCGCCGCCAAACTTAAATTTTTACGTGTTTTTAGCGTCATCGTCTTCTCCGTCATCTTGGCGTGAATGGGTAATTGTGACCTGTATGCCGGCTCCAGACAATAATGATATTAACAAATCTGTGAGCGTAGAGCCACCCATACCGGCTAATACGCAAATACCGAGCAATCCATAAACATTTTCAGCATTTCGGTAGTTTTGGTACCAAAGAAGGGCAATTGCTAGCCCCAAAAAGCCGGCGTTCAACATAGCACTAATCACAGATAACCGCGAAAATTTGTGGGCAAACCGCAACAAAGTGGCTAAGCCCGCAAACGCAGATACGCCAAAAGCGCTAGCTAACACCGACAACGAATGAAAATATTCGTCGATCATTTGCCGCCTCATTTAAAATTAATGATTTGTTGTAAGCCCCTGCGATCCCCTCCCGCAGGTCCTAACCCCGGCGAACCAGGGCAACGCAATGACTTTCTAAGGTATAAATTAACCTCGTGCGGCATTCATTGCTCCACCTGCCGTGTGCGCGGCCGTAGCCTGACCACGGACTCCGACTACCCCGCGCAACATCCCTGTCGCGCGAAGTAGCATCCTAACCAGTCGACCACCACGACTAACTTACAACAAATTCAATTTTAACAAGATACAGTCGGCGGCAAAAGCAAATTGTAAAAGAACAACAAAAGCATTGTCGCGCCGGGTGGCACTTTAGTCAATTCTAGTGACGCACAATAAAATGAATCTGAGAAAGAACTGACTGAATTGTTGCCGTAGCAAACCAGGCAGATGTGTCCCTATAACCGAAAGAAACCACTACACTGTTGCCGTCGTGTGTCGTCGCCAGGCCGGCGGCAAATTCAATACCGTTCGGGCTAATAAAGTAAAAATAGGGAGAAAAACCCAGCAAATCTTTCGTTGCGGCATCGTACAGCATAAATCGATGCGCGTAACGCAAACGCTGAAAGAATGTGGGTTTAGTTACAGCCGGCTCGGTTACGTAATGCACTACACCCAGCAAATAATTCGCGCCAATTTTTACCAGTTGTGACCCGCCGCGTGCGTACTCTAGCTCTTCGTGGGTTCTACCGACTGACGCAAATTTAAATTTTTGTGTGGCCGCGACGTATTCCGCAAAAATATTCTGTGCTGGTAAATATAACCAAGAAAATTCATCCTCGACCGGCATCCAATTTTTTTCGACGGCGCCGTATAGACTTGGCAGCATTTTAGTTGCAGTCCAAACCGGTTTAACTCCCGAAACATCTATCTCTATTAACCCTATTCTGCCAAGCGTGTAACCAGCTTCTTGCACGCATTCTTTTGTGTTATCCCAAAAAGTAGCGGTACCAAATAAACGTCCAGCTACTTTAAAAATACGACAATCGTGCGCGCCGTGATGCACAATTGGCGCGTCGTCAATTAGTTCGCGATCGCCTTTTGGTGGGCGCAATTGTTTAATAGATGACGGAATTCCTGACAAACTAGTCTTAACTAAAGCTAATTCAGAAGCATACCCGCCGTGCCACGGAGACACTGTAAGCCGAACAGCGCACAAATAATTATCTCCGTCGAGTGCTTTTATTACAGATGGATTTGTCCAAACCCATTTCTTGTCAGGACAGGGAAGCGCCAGCTCATAAATATCTCCGGCGAACATTCTTGCCCAGCTCAAGGGCGGCGATGGAATATCGGCAAGTATGTTAAACATAAACTATTGCTAGTAATTATCGCTTTTAAATTTTCTGTCTTGATAAACTAGCCCGACGTGCCGATTTGTATTTATTTCAGGCAAGTCCATATCAGTCTGCGCGACCCAGTTATACCACCGAAGAGTTTCTGAATTGTCCGAAGCCACTAACCGTTTTTGTAGCGCATATATTACAAAATCTAAAGGCGCCGGGCGTTGACTTGTTATGTAGTCGTATAACTTGGTAGCGCCGCCACAGGAAAGAATCGTGGCGTGGTTGCACAAGACTGGGCAGCAAATTACTCCAGGCTTGGATTTAAAATCCAAAACGTCTGCCCCCATGTACACAATGTCAAAATTTTTGGGGGTCTGCGCCCAGTAAGTTGGATATAACTCGTGCCAATTTTCATGAAACACAACGTCGTCTTCGAATATTATTGCTGCTGGAATTTCTTCATGTGAAATTTTTTTCCACAAAATAACATGCGATAGATAACAGCCCTGTGTGCCGCGTTTTGTTTTAAATGTCGGCAACGCCTTATCGAAAAGCTCGGGCGGAAATTGTCGCCACGCCTGGCGCAACTGCGCAAAATTGCGGCCGTCTATCGCTGGAAATGTTGTAACGGTTTCAAATCCAGCTTCGGACACCCGACGCAGCGCCTCCTCGCGCCGGTCGGCGCGCCTGTCCAGGCTGATCACAAAACACGGAAGATCGAGTAAATTTTCGGGTACGGTACACACATTATTCACAAAATTTTTGCGGCCACTAAACAGCCGCGCGCAACAGCATGAAGCGGATCGCTAGCGTGTCGTACTACGGCAACTGGCAACGGAAATTCATTCTCTGCCAGTTTGGCCGAAAATAGTTCAATAAAACCCTTTGCGCGACTCGTGCCGCCAGCCACTACGACCGGCAGCGGCTCTTTAAACTTGGGCAGCAGCTTATGCCCGGCCATTGCGCTAGCTAACTGCTTAGTGGTGTAATCAATTAGCCGCTCATAATAGCTAGAAACGGCCGCCAAAATTGGATTGTCTGTCGGCTCGCCGATTGTGAAATCTCCGTGCTCTTTTTCTGCCTGTACCACTGAGTCAGGTTCAGCTGTGGCAACGGCGGCCATGCGATCTACCCAATCGCCGGACTTTGTGGTGCTAAACATCACAGTTGGCTCGCCGTTTAGCATGACGCAGCAGTTCACCATGCCAGCGCCGCACGAAAGAGCAACGCCGGTGTAATCGTCATTTTCTAATTCGGAATAGCACAGCGCTTCAGCCTCATTAATAGCGCGCGCGCTATAGCCAACCTCCGCAAGAACCATCTTTATTACATCTTCGTGATAACCGACATCAAAGTCTTCGTCGGGCTGGTCGACGGGCTGCGCGGGCACGCAAAAAACCAATTGCTCCCCCGGGGTTGCGGCAATGCCCGCTACCTCTTTAAGTATGTACGCTAAAACACGCTTAGCGTCGCGCTCCTTCGGCGAAACCACGCCGCGATACATCGGACGCTTGGCCGAGTCATTACGCTCTACCGCTTTTTCAATTGCGTCCTGCCCGAGAAGTATAAAGCTGCCGTCGGCGTCTTTGACGAATGTCCGCCCCTGCAGGCCTTTTTCGATCATCTTTGTAGCGACCGGCGTAGTAGGTTTAATTACATAAAATGCGTCACGAAAGTCTTTGTACGCCACGCCTTTTTCAGTGTCCTGCGCGAGCACGATAAAAGAAGTACCAACGTCTAAACCTTTAGCCATGTTTTGTTCCTTTTTTAAATGCGTTAAGCCAGTAATCACGCGGCCAGTTAATCCAAACTACGCCAAATAGCGATACAATGCGATTCACGCTTATTTACCCTTAAGTTGCGCCAGTTTGGAAACAGACTTGTTGATATCATCATCCACAACGTTTGTTTTGCCAATGGTCACATCGGAATTTTTCACCATATCAGACGTGGTCAGTGGTGCCACAAATACACGAGTGTCTATATCCGCTGCTGCGGTCTTTAGCGTGTTTGCGGTTTTATTTTCAGACTGCCCGACTCGCGTAAAAAAGTTTTGCGGGGTTGGAGCGGCGTCTTTTTGACTAGAGCGACAAACTAACAAGTCCACGCGACCAAGCAAATAGCCGAATAAAAAACAACCGCACAACAAAATTAAATAAATAGACTCATGCATCTTCTTCTGGTCGTCTCCAGCCCTTGTGCGAGCGAATTTTTCCGATATTCAAACTACGCATGTGGCTAGCTTGCAAATTATTTTCTCGGCAAAATGCGCGCAAATTTTTAAAAGTTATTAACTCGCCTGCTGGCGATTTAAATGTATAAACTTTGGCGTATTTTTCGCTAATAACTTTATTACCTTTTGCGCGCGCCTCTTGCAATTTTTCTTCAGACATTCCGTGAATGCCTTTGCCCTGCTCGAACGATTTTAAACCGCCCATGAGCGCCCATTTTGCGTGTTTACTTTTTGACATATTCAAGAAACCACTGCCATTTTGCGCTGATTTTTCCCAAGCGTTTTTTTGCTCGGCTGGGGTCATTACGATACGGCCAGCATAATTTCTATTTAAACACAGTTCTGCGCCGCTTTCCGCAAGAGCTTGTTTAATCATGCCGGCCTCAAGCTCCGCTAGCGCCAACCCGTTCTTTTTTGACGCGATTAGATGCTGCGCCCAGATAATTACTTTTAACGCGTCGGGCTGGTATTCAGGGTGAGTCGTGTCGTTGTAGTGCGCAAACGTAACCGAAGACCCGAAATAATCGATGTCTTCGTCGGGATGTAAATGCGAAATTCTTGACCCGTAATAACACTTAAAACTAAGTGCTGGGTAGAAAATCACATACAGATAGTGCCACTTCTTTTTCATACACTGCTTCCATACAGTGCGGAAAAACTAGATCCATCTAGTTTTGCGAATTAAATTTTACACAATTTTCGCGCGCTGTGGTAATAATTGTTGGAATTGTGGGTTGCCAAATTATGTTTGGATCTACTGCTTTTGGCGTAAAAACGGGAAGAGTTTCACAAACCGGAAATTTTGACTCAAGCTGTTTGAACACCGCGGGATCAGGCGCGCCTACACCCTCCGGCATATCATCAATCCAAATGTCTATGTTAATTTTTAATTCATCAACTTTGGCGCGTTTAGAGGAGTGATTGCAAAAAATGCAACCACTTAATAATGCAAACGTAGGAGCGCCAAAAACGCTAGCAACTTCTACCCGGTTTCTCGGGCACTCGGTGCGGCCTGTAACACAATAAACTTTGTGGCCGCGCGTAACTGCCTGCCGCACAAACAACCGCCAGAATTCGATGTCGCTCGTAAACGTGCGATCAAAATCGAGCGCGATCGTTGTCTGGCGATATGGCGTCATTTATGCCAGTCTCCCATATACCTTACCGCAACATACGTTCCGATAAATGCGCCTAACGCTAAAGGAATTAAGTACCACGCATTGTGTAAGTAATTCATAACGCCGTACGCGCCGAGGCTATACAGTACTGAACTGATTGCGCTGGCTGCAACTGCTTGACGACGGCTTACGCAAATTACGTACAACGCGTAAAGTATGTCAAAAAATACATACACAATAAATACAGTTAACGCCGTAAGCCAACTAAATTCACTCATTTTTGGGCTCGTAATCCAAGTTATCGACGTATTTTTGCATAACACGCGCTACATCATCTATTGTTATCATATCCATGCACTTTCCAATCCATTGTCCGTCCGCTAACTGCACCGGAGAAACACATAAACTTTCTTCTCGCTCTTTGCAACCGTCGTTTAGCGGCACTATTCTGCTTTTCCAGCATCCGCCGTTATCACAACACGACAACATACCGCACGTATGTAAATAATGATGGTTTGGGCCCTCTTCCCATTGCGGCGGCTCGCGACCGCCGGCTATGGTTATATTTGCGCGCGACTTTCGTCCGAATCTGGGATGCGGCGGTACAGCGTACGCTAAATGCATAGGAAAACTTACGCCACTAATAACGCCAAAACTGTGATAAACAAGTCGGATCATTTGGCGAATATTTGTTTTGCCGACCATATTAATGACGTTTGAACCAGTAAGTTCTGGATGATTGTGCTCAGTAGCGCCGACCTGAACAAACCAAACATCTGGGAACCGCGCTGTAAGCTCTTGATAGTTTTTGAAAGACCAAGCTTTCGCGGTGTAATCGTATTTGTGCCCAGCGTTAATAACCCAGTAAGGCACGTCGCGCCCAATTTTTTCATATATTGCCGAATACCACGATTTTTCAATATCTGCGATGTACAAAAATCCGGAGAAATTGTCGGGGCGAATGGGTAAACCAATTTTGTCTTCAAGATAAGCCGTAAAAGAAGTAATAAATCTGAAGGGTTTGTTATTGCTTTGATGAATCTGCGGATAATGCATGTCAATTATCTGCGCCTCCTCATCATCAAGCGCTATTTTTGTGACAAGAGGATTGTATTTAAAAATGTCCGGCGCAGAGCAGCGCACATCTGTTATAAATTTTCCAGGATATGTTTTGTGCAAACTTACTAAAGTATGCAGCAACATCACTAAATCACCAGGACTTTGATAGTTTTGCAACACTAATTTTTTAATTCCAGTTTTTGCCGCAACTGAAACAGCGGAAGAATTTGATGACATTTTAAGCTCGTTTTAATACAATCTGGTGTCCCATAAAAATAATTTCCCAACCATTGTCTAATAGCCACGGCACGGCCAGCGCGCCCTTCCCCAGAAATCTGCTGCCATCCTTAACGGTATCATCAAACACGATTAATCCGTCATTTGAAATTTTTTGTACGCTCTGTTTAGCTTCGTTTAATCCGTGTTCTTCGTGGCCGGGGATGTTGGCATCCATACTGTCGAGATAAAATAAATCGACCGGGCCGGATAATTCAGATATAGCTTTTACAGAATCGGAGCATAACATGGTTACACTTGGCAACGTTGCACAAACTCGAGCCGCGTAATTAACGCTCGCGGACGACAGGTCGATACTCAATAAGTTGCCGCCAAGTCTGTGCGCAAACAAACCAAATAAAAATGTAGAATACCCAGCGCCAGCCCAGTCGTTATCGGCGCGAATACATCCGGTTTCTACAATTTTCGGCGGGCGGTTCAGCTGCAGCAAGTAATCAAAAATTAAAGAAAAACTGATGTGCCGATCTACTACGACGCTTGGAACATGTTTAGTGTTTTTAACTATACCGCCGTAACACTTTTTCAACATTAGTTGCAATTGCACATCAGCCCCGCGCGATAATCCAAACTCACGCGGAGATAACATAAGTTTTAACGCGTCAAAAATATACTGCGGCGTTAATTTAATTTGATCTACTGCGTTAAAATCTGGCGCAGCCCACATGTTTGCGATATTTGGCTTAGTTAAAATGTGTAATGCGTTTTCGCGACTAACCGCATAACGCAGCGGGTGGTGATCAGACCAAACGCCCACCGTAGGCAAATCTATTAACCCGGCTAAGTGCAACGGACCGCTATCAATTCCGAGTAAAATATCGGCCGAGGCCATTAAACCCATTAAAGATTCTGGCGTCGAGAGCGCTCCGCCATAGTGATATGTAATGTGGCGTGCGCGAGAAGAATGCACCCAACTAACGCGATTGTCCCAATCCAAAAAAATAACCGACCCGCGCGTCTCTGATAGGAACAACGAAGAAACGTCAGCAGCAAAATTTGCTGGAAGATCTTTTTGTCCCGCAGATGTATTGCCGTGCGCGTGAACAAGCAACAATGGTTTGGGCAGTTCATCTATGGTCGCCGCCACGCGATCCCGATACAAATTAAACATATCTGGGTCACGCTGCGCTGCGAGTTTCTGCCAAAGATCTTCTTTAGTAAACTGCACTGGCGGTAACGGCGAACCCTTAAAATTTTGCCGCACTTTGTTTTGCGCCAAAACATTGTCGGCAGTTACATGCGATAACCCGGCCGGCTCCCACCACGGATGCTCTTGTGCGGTAACTACGCCGGGGCTAACAGTTGGAATTTTTGCAGCTGTAAAAAATGGCTGTTTATTTTTTTCGCAGGTCGCGCCCAAATCAAAACCCAAGGCGCGATACATACGTAAAACAAGAATAAAATTAGCGCAATCGCCCAATCCGTGCGGGAAAGAAATGTATTTAGTATCCGCCATATAACTAAAACAGGTTAAGAATTAACAGCAGAATCGCTCGTATTCCACTTATGCTCGGTCGTAGGGGCGAAGGACGCGGCCGGATTCCGTTGAAAACCCAGCGATTAATTCTCGGCACGCTGACTATCCGGTAGCGTGCGGCACATTGTGCCACGCAAACTTCAAACCAACTCAGCCGAAAGGAGAAACCGAGTCAGTCGCCGTATTTGCGTCTAACCTGTTATTCTCCTTTAATAATTTGACGTAGATGATCGAGGTCCTGTCGGCTGTCTTCGATTTGCTTCTCGAGAAAAATTTCAATCCACTTTTTATCCGCTATCGTTTCAGGCGTATCAAAAATTTGGTCAAGCTCCGCGATGCGTTGCGAGTAGTTCTGCACTACTTCATTTTCTATTTCAATCGCGTACGCAAGAATATTTTTCGCGACAGTGAGCTTAGGAAAATCATTCGACTCAGTTGTTGGTGTAGCGCCTAGCCCGATAATCAAATCACCAAACTGGATGACATGCTGAAGTTCGCTGTTGGCCTGCTCAGTTAGAAATTCCTTGTACTCGTGCGCGTGCAAGCCGGTTATGGCGCTGGCGTGATGCGCGTAAAATTTCAGGTGCTTCCACTCGTTTTTCAAGTCATCGTTAAGTCGCGCCACCATATCCGAGATAAGCATTTAAATTTCCTTGTTCGAGAGCTGAAAGCCAATAGTCTACAATCGCTTTAGAATTTGCGCTACCAAAGGATGGCGTACAACGTCAGAGTGCGCGAACGCGTGAATACCAATACCGCTCACGCCCTTCAATTTAGTTGTCACATCACGAAGTGCAACGTACTCTGGATTATCTCGCGTGTAAAGATCGCTTTGGTCCGGGTCTCCCGTTACTATAACTTTAGTATTTTGCCCGAAACGACTGAGAAATAATTTTAACTGCGCATAATTAGCGTTTTGTGCTTCGTCAAAAATGCAAACAGCGTTGTTAAATGTTCTGCCGCGCATGTAGCACAAAGGCGCGAGCACAACAGCTTTATTAATAATTTCACGCTTGGCGCTTTGTTTACCTAGCAGCAAATCCATGGTGTCGTAAAGCGGCTGCATGTAGGGATTAACTTTCTCCCCGAACGTACCCGGCAGATAGCCCAGCTTCTCGCCAGCTTCCACGATTGGGCGCGTAAGCACAATCTGCTCTGTCTTGCGCGATAATACAGAATTTATCGCGTACGCCATTGCCAAGAACGTCTTACCCGAACCCGCGGAGCCGAGTAAAAACGTTATGTCATTTGCCGCCATTGTCTCGACGGCTTTTTCTTGCGCTTTTGTTCTTAATGCTATTTCAACCGGTTCGTAAACGTTTTGTTCGCGCCTATCTTTTCTTATTTGTTTACGCACTTCCCTACGAGCGGACTTCTTTGCTTTGCGAACCGGTTTGTTTGTCATAGTAACCTCGAATTAAAGTGAGGATAGCCGGCTTATCAGACGTTAAAAAACTAAGATAATTTTCGGCCTTCTTTTTCATTTTCTTTTTTTTCTTGCTGCCGACAGGGCGGCAAGAATCTTCGCTATACGGTTTTTTACCTGGGACTGGCTCATATCCTTTCCAGCAACGCGCAATCTTCGGCATAAGCTCGTTTTGAATGTACGCCCCTGTGTTACTCGCCGGGGATGATTGGCTACTGTTTAAAATTTGCAACATACGTTCCACCTTTGATTTTAATTGCGGTAATTCTGCAGAACTAATTCCATTGGGCAGTGCCTCGCCATAACCAAGGCTCGCCCTGGCCCGAATAGCAAAATCAGCTGCTGGGCCCGGCTTAAAACCATTCTTGTCTAAATCGCTTAGCCCTTTGTCAATTTTGTCGTTAAATTGCTTTAAAATTCCTACTAGACTGCTGCGGGCTTGCGGGTCGAACTGCTGCGCAACGGCGGATAATTCGTCGTCTGATAAATTGGCTATTTGATCAAATTGCGCTTTATTAGCCGCTACATAAGCCATTGGATCAGCCGCAGACGTTAAACCGCGAACTACAGACAATTGCTCGTCTGGATTAAGCGGTTTAATTGGCTCGGCTGGTTTTTCGCCCGCGGGAGTCGTCGCATTTTGAGCGGTGTCGCCAAACATACCGCTCTGCGACGCGGCTACACCGGCAACTCCAAGCCCAACAGCGCCGAGCAAGAAACCGCCTACATTTCCACTAAGAAGTCCGACTAAACCGAGCGGTACGCCCAACCCAAACGCTAACTGCGCTTCTGGTGTCATATTGTTCCAGGAAGTTGACACATGCCCCATCATGTCTTGCAGCCACCCGCCCCAGTCTTGTGGATTTGTCGGCGGTGGTTTTTCTGCCGCGTAAGCTGCCGAGGCCTCATCCAAATGGCGCGGCTGTGCCTCTTGTTGTCTAAATTGTTTTGCGCGCTCTCCGTCGGGATTTGCGGCCATCTCACCGACAGTTGGATCCTCCGCAGCTCTAGCTTGCAGCTGCGCCTCAGCGTCGTTTAGCTGCGCTTTAGTTTGATCATCTGCGTCAGGAAGATATTTGTCAGCTGTTGTAGCGGGTGGTGGCGCCGGTTGTTCCTTATCGCCAAACGGATCGGCTAGATCGGGTTCATTTATCGGTGTTTGCGAGTTTTGTGCGGGCCCATCGTCATCCACAAACGGTCGTCGGGACTTACTGCCCGAATTGGCCGGCGGTGCCGACGGAATATTTTTATTTGGGATTAGATTTTCGCCGCCTTCTGCGGTTAATTGCTCTCTTTTTTGCTCGCCCAAATACTCATCCAGTGGGTTAACCAACCCGCGATTTAACATATTTACAGTTAACCCTGCGCCGCCAAGGCCTCGGACCTGATCGATTACTTCGGGCGCCCACGGTCCAATTGTTTCTCGCGTTGCTATGTCTACTGCATTAGCCGGCAAATACTCTGCGCCGGGCACTCCAGCCACCAACGCGCCTGTCTGCCCTAAATTTGACGCTAAAAATAAAGGAGCATTAATTTTTGTATTTACCGGAATACCTGCGCCATATGTTATTGCAGGAGACGCAACTGTTTTAACCGCTTGTGGCACTGCATTTAATGCGCTCTGAACTACCGGCGCGTTACTAGCCGCAGTCGCCGCCACTGGCGCGACGGCCGCGAGAGGAACTGCCGCGCTAGCCTCATTGGCGAGATTTGTTGCGCCACGCCACAACCCGCGCAGCAAATCTGTTGTCGTATCTTTACCGCTAAAGTATTTTTTATCGGTGTACTGGTCGTGCGTGTTTAGCGCATTTGGTTTTTGCGCGCCGCGATAATTACCAGTGCGCGGGTCCCAGGCGTCATTCACGCCTACGTACTGCCCTAGCGCGTTCCACATGTCTTTGCCGCCCGCATAAGCCTGGCGGTTGAGGTCGTCGGCGTAGTCGGGCGAAAAAGGCCTAACAAACTGTGCAGCGATTCCGGCTAAGCCGCCGCGAATAGTACCTTTGGAAAAATTACCAATTGCAGAAAATTGATTACCCACGCCTTGCCCAAGACCACCGAAAAAAGCAGAGATCGGGCTCGGGGATAAATTGTTTGAAGAATTGTTGCGCGCCGCAGTAACTGGACCAGCTTTGAGCTCAGGTACTTGCTTGTTTGGTAAATAGCGATCTGCGTATTCAGTCGGCGATATAGCCGGGCGTGGCGGCGTATCGCCGAATGAAAAAGGCAATATAGATTTGAGCGCATCTTGCCGCATTGTTTCAGCAGTTCCGCGCGCCAATTTAATAGATTTTTGCGCAATTAATTTTTGCTTAACTATTTTCGTCGCTATCTTGTTCGTCATCTTCCGCTTCCTTGCGTGTGTCGCCGGCCCTGACTACGTCCTTGTCAGAATGATGCGTACTAAACTCGATTAACAGCGATTCTTCAATTCCATGAAATCGGTGAAACATGCCGGGCGGAATGTGGAAGGCCATATCTGGCGTTAACGTTAGCGTGGAGGCGTTGCGGATGTCGTCGTCCCAGCCGTAAGTTAGCAGCACCTTCCCGCGTTCTAAATACATCACTTCGTCTTTAACTTTATGACAGTGAAAGCTACATTCCTTACCTTTGTTGATAAACAGCTTTTTTCCGCAATAACGTCCGTTCCAGATCCAGTCTTCGTACCCCCAGGTTTTTTCTACTTGAGTGCGCGCCGTGGCATTGATAACGAACTTCATAAAATTAACTCCTTACAGTATACAAAATGACCGGGGACAGAAGCGCATTACACCAGAGAACAGAATTTTTGAAAAGAGAAAAATACGCTAAATAGCGCGGCGCCAATTAATATCAAATGTTGGCGAAGTATGCGCTAATCCGCCCCAAGTTGACGGGACAGAGCGGTGCTGCACCAGACTCGGGTCATGGGCGTGTACCCGGCGAAGAATGCGGTATATCCGCAAATCTTGCATCACAGTGCTTTCAAATCCGTGCCACTGGGCAATGGCGATTTTGACGGCATCACGAGACAGTAAAATTCCCTGACTACCCGCGACTTTAAAAGGGTCAAGTATTAAACCGTCTGGGTACGGCTCTGCGTTGTATAGTTTTCCGCAAATAACATCGCCCGAATTTAGCAACGGCCAGGTACGAAGATTGTATTCAATATGCCGATTAAACTCGACGTCATCTTCGGCGAATAGAAGCCACTCCCACTCAAGATCTAGCATGGAAGTGATAGCAAATAAAGAATTACCCATTTGAGATAACCGCGGATCTGCACTATGCCCCGAGTCTAAAAATACAACAGCGGGATGCGCGAAATCAGCAGCCGCATAGCTGCGAAATGTTTCTTCTAATGATTCTTTACGCGCTGGACACGTGATAATACACGTACGAAGAAACGGAGTGCTAGTTTCTGCGGCGTCAGTCATTTAAATGCTCGCGTGTTGGTTATACAGCTCGCGCTATCACGAAACACTAGCGAATACCGCAACCCAGGAACCGGGGCGATTGCGTGCGTCCAATCGTATCTTATTTCGTTACGGAGTTGGACGAGCCCGCGCGGAAAAAGTTTGACAGAAAATTGCTGATCACCGCGGGCAAACTCCATCACAGCCGGCGAGCCTAAACTAAGTATAGTAATTACCGGACCTGCGTTTATGCGGTCGACGTGCGCTTTGATTACTTGACCCGCGTAGTACTCGTTTACTGTAACCGAGTCCGGCATAGCCGCAACTAGTTTTTGTTCCACTAGCCGCTGGCACAAAGATAAAAAATGATCAGGAATGGTCGGGGATACAACATTGTCAAAATAAGGCTCGCTAGATCCGTAGCGCCGAATAGAATTGCGCATTGGCACTTTTTTTTGTCTGCTGGGCGCTACTTTGTTTATTTGTGCGAGTAGTTCTGCTTCTTCATTTGCAGAAATAAACTCTGGTAACAACGTCAGCCCAAGCGCCGCCGCGTCGATTTTATTATCCGCACTTTCCGCCATCGCAACACGTCTCGTTAATAGTGTGACATTGTGTACAAACTAACTTTGCGCGAATAGATTCCAGTAACGCGCCGCATACAAAGCAAACTGCCCGCGTATCCGTGGCGCCAATTAGGTGCCGAGGGATATACGGGCAGTTTAAACATTTAACGCCGCAGCATACGCCACGAGAAAGTAAAAATTGAGCGGATAATGGCGCTACCACTAAAAATTAGGCGTTACCGCCCATTAAACTTTTTGCAGAATTTACAGCCCCCGAGGCCGCGTTCGCCACCGCTGAACCCGCTTGCTGCGCATACGCGTTATTCATCAGGGCAGGCACCAAGAAACCGCCAGCAGCTGTGCCGGCTAAAGTGCTAAGCCACGGAAAACGATTCTTTTTCTTTTCTTCTTCCGACTGTAGCATTCGCGCTAAGCCGTACGCACCAAGACCGCCGATGCCCATACCGCCAATAGTGCTCATGTCGATATTGCCGAGCAAACTCTGCAGTAAACTTTGCTCGGTCGCTTTTGCCCCGCCGCCGAGATCATTAACAGCGCGATTAGCGGCTGCAGATGTAGGCGGATTACTTAACTCATCAGAGCGGCGCGGGGGCGGCATAGTAGCGTCTACGCGTCGAGGTATCACCGGCAAATCTCCGGCGCCAGGGGCGGCAGGAATTTCAAATGACGGCAGCCCGAGTTCGCGGGTATTTTCGCGCAATTCGGGCGGCGGAATTGGCGACGGAGACTGAGCAAGTTCAGCGCCCATAGTAGCAGGAGTGTAAGCCAGCTTCTCAGTAAACCGACGCAGCGCAATCACAGTTTCGCGACTCATATTAAAACTCCAATGGGATACAGTTAGTTTATCGTATCAAATTAGCCGCAATCAAGCGAGGCTGGGCAAAAATTCCTGCTCATATACCTGATATACGCGGCTGTACGCTACTCCCCAGCTGGCATCGTGGGCTAATTTATTAAATGCATCATCAGTTTTGGCGTTGTCTAACAAGTCGTTCCAGGCCAGCGCGTGCGCCCATTCGTGCAGTAAAACGTCTATTGCCCGTGACTCGCTTAATGTCCGCTCAACCACAATAAAAAACTTTTTTCCGTGTTTCCAGCACACACCCTCTGTTTTATTCGATAATGACTGCCTTTTTACGCTAATTGGGTACGCGGGAGGCGCATGCTTCCTTAGCGACGCCACTAGTGTCCGGTATTTCTTGAATGTTGTTGCCATCCTTTGGCTCCTGGGCGGCTTCATGCCGTTTTAATTTTCGCTGCCGGTACCGTTCCAGCATCTCCCGCACCATTGTAGCGTCTTTATCAGAAACTAGCTTGTCAGGTGCGATCGCCCAATTTGTTAAGGCCCAGCCGCGGCGTGGAGTGGGATTTTTAACAAACGGGCTGCCGTGCCTGGATTTAAAATTACGCCAACGCTTAATTTGCCTTAAATCTTCCGCGGGGATCCTGCGGCCCCCGGAATACCGCTTGTACCACTGGGCCCAGCCTTTCGGGTCTACGGGATTAACCCATTCGGGCTTCCATTCCCCTAGGCTGGCTAACCTGGGCCCCTTACCGCGATACAGCGCGTCGTACACGCCGAGGTTTTCCAGCTGCTCGGGAGTGTAGTCTGGAGTGAACTCTACAGCTTGTTTTTGCAGCTGGGCCGAAAGTGCTTTGAGCATCGCTGGCGTGAGCTTGTAATGCGCCGCTGTAGGTACATCGCCGGGCGCCATAGCAGTGTCGTTTGGGTGATTAATGCCGTCTGGCGCGCCCAGTCCAATAGTGCGTGTGCCAGCTGGAGCAAATCGAAAACGATCTACACCGCGGCTATGACCTAGCCAAACATCGGCAGCGGCTGGAACTGTGTGCGGCTCACCAGCGTCTTGCGTAACAGCATAGCCCTGCTGCTCCATGTGTTTTTGCAGCTTGGCATAGAATTTTTCTGCAGCTAGATTTCCCGTAATAAACTTCGGGTTGCCGCGGATGATAACCGCTGTGTGATTTGGCGTGCCTATTTCAGCCGCGATTTTTTGCCCGAATTGAAACGGTGTAATACTCATGGCTCTTCATCTTCATCGCCATACGCGGAACCAAACATAAAGTCGCGAATTTTTTGCCACGTCGTACGCTTATCTGGCTCGTCATCTTTATCGCGCGGCTCGTCAGGGAAATCTTTCTCGGCTTTTATTTTCTGCTTCTTTGGCGAAATGTACTGTTGGTACGCCAACCCCGGAATAGGCGTGCCGACATAAACTCGGGGCGAGCGATTGCCCAGCGTTAAACTTGTACCCGGAATAAGCTTGCGAAAACTAATACTTGGCCCGCCTAACGACAGATTAAGCGCCATATTGTTGTTGATGGGAAAACGTTTATAGAACCTGACGCCCGCAGCCTTCTCTTGTTCCGAAAAACGACCCCACGCCGATTGCTTCATCGAATATGCTAGGCCAGCGCCGCCCAGGCCAAGCGCTGCGAGTACCGCCGGCGACATCGGCAGCTCGTAGTCAAATAATGATTTGTTATCTGGCATTTGTTCGCCGGCCATCACGCGCAGTTTGTTACGCTGATTGGCGTTACGCCAGGCAATTAAACTACCTAACGCAGCGCCAGCCCCGCCGCCGTACGTTGCCGCGGCCGAAGAGTCATTCATAAGACCAGGCGCCGCCCCCAACCCGCCAACCGCTACCATTGGTAGCGCATCAATTGCAGTTTGCAACCAGTCGACGCTAGCCTGCTTCTGCGGCTGCTGGTACTTGTCGTGATTCTCGGAACCGACTTCGCGCAATAACTGCCGGAATCGCTCATTAAACTTTTCTTTCTCGCGCGACAACCGCTCGAGAATTTCGTCACCCGTGCGTTCGCGGCGATAGCCCATTAATTTGCCTAAGAAACTTGGATCATGTGATTCTGAGATAAACCGCTGCACGTGAACGTTTTTCAACTCTTCCGGCAAGTCGTCATGCGAGTCAAAGCGCAAACCACGACCGCGCGCCTGCTGAGTTCGCGATTCATGCCAGTGAGGGTCTAGAATCTGAATTAAATTTGTGCCCTTCGTTGACAAACCTTCCGCGCCGGCCGGGCCAATCAACAGCGCCTTCAATTTGCCTTCGTTGTAATCTTTCAAGTATTGCTGGCGTTGACGCGTAGGCACGCCGCCGTGGAACATGCCGTACGGAATATTATTGGCGGCTAACGCGGCGGCATACGGCTCGAGCCCAGCGCCGATGTGATTCGAGTAGATAATCGCTTTCTTACGCTCGTCCGAGTCAACAACCTCGCGCAACTTTTTCATGGCCAGCTGCAGCTTGCCAGATTGCTGAAACGCTTTAAGTGGGTCGCCGTCTTTGCGAAATGACGCCGTGGATACCGAGTTTTGCCGCAGACCCGTCAGAAAGCTATTTAATCGTGACAGCTCATCTTTGTTTAGCGGAAACTCGCTGTCTAGTTTCCAGAGAAAGCTCGGTGGAATTTTTGTGCGTAATGCTTTTTGAATTTTTTGCTGCGCTGACGTTAATGGCGCGCGAATAGTTTCTTCGTTGACATTAACGCCTTCCGGTGTTTTGCTGGGCTGATAATCAACATGCCCGCGCAGCATATTACGCAGCTCGCCCTCATTTTTAATTACAGCTTGCTGTCCCGGCGTAATACCGCGCAAATAATTAAATATTCCCGGATATACTTTCTTGCTGCCGATATACCGCTTTTCAAATTCCTGCGGAGAAATTGGTTGGCGGCGAAGCAACGACATTAGATTTGCAAGATCGCTGGGCGAATTAGTAATCGGCGACCCGGTGAGCAGTAATAATCTATTCGCGTTATACGCCGCGTCTCGTGCCGCGTGAGCTGAAGCGCTGGCGGGATTTCGAATTCGATGCGCCTCGTCCATAACAATGGTGTCGGGCTGCTGTTTGAATTTTTTTCCGAGGCCAATCCCCGTGTACGACATGACTTCCGGGGAACTTTTCTGCGTAAACTTCTCTAACTCTTTTTGAAAATTTCCCCGAAGGCTCGCGGGTACAATAATCCCGTATTCGCCGCCCGTATTGGCTTTGGCGGCCTCAGCGGCAGCGATTGCAGACAGAGATTTACCTGACCCTAGCCCGTGATACAGCAGCATCCGAGGATTCTCTTCCTCGAATTTTTTCTTGACCCGCTCTTGGTGCGGCTGGAGCTGTATATCGGGTAAAAGCTCGGCTTGCTTAACCGCGGCCTTTATTTCTTGCTGTAGCTCATCGCTCACGGGCCCACCTGTATATTTTGCGCTGTTTTATACATGGCATAGAGCCCGCAAGCTGCCGATAATAATCCCAAGTATTTCCATCCAGTATACACAGTTACAAACCAAAATATGCCCAGCCAGCACGAACTAGCGCCCAGAAACACCGCCATTATGTGCCAGCGCTGCGTCGCTAATATAATTGCGATCGGGCCGCTGAGAAATAACGATGAAAATAGCAAAAATGCCGAGATAGCCAAGACTTCCACGGCTAACCCCGCAAATACAACAAGGCCCAACTTAGACCAGCGGCTATAATCGTCGTCATGGTCATAATTGCGAATAAAAACGCATTAACTGGATTTTTCATTTAATATCTAGCTCAGAGTTAGTGGTAGCTTGGGCGCGCATAGCTTTTTCGTATTTTTCGATTTGCGCCTCAACCCAGTCGACATACAGACTTACACGCGTAAAAGCGCTCTCATCAGTATATGTTCCGTTAGGATTTTTGTCTGCTGCAGCCAGAAATGAATTAATACCGGCTAACTCATTTCCAATAAACATACCGCCGCCTGAGTCGCCTGGGGCGATCATAAATTCAAGTTGGAATTGCTTTGGACGCGCTGGGCTGCAAATTAGTATCGCGCTCTCCTCCGCAATAATCCTGTTATGCCCGGCGCGACGTTTTCCATCTACATGACTAGCGCCTGTTAAAAAAGTCCCGGTCGCGCCCCAGCCAGCAATTGTAATTGGTTTGCCGACCTCGTCTGTTTTTTTGTACAGCGGTACGTAAAATTCCAACCCAAAATCGTCTGGCGAGTAGCACAACGCAATGTCGTAAAATCCGGCTTTGGCTTCTTCAAAGTCACGGTGCACGACTTTATATGTAATTACGTGCTCCTTATCGCCAATTAGGATGACGTTCTCTGTTGTGTCTTTGACCACGTGAGCAGCTGTTAGCGCCCAATTGGGTCGAATCACAACGGCTGACGCGCGTTGCGCGTGCACGTCTTGGCACTTTTTGCAGTCGATTGTATTCGAGATCTGCACGACCCAAGGAAAAGATTTGCCAAACTCGACGTATTGCTCGTCTGGCGTATGTGGGTCGCGGGTGCCGGCAAAACTTAGAGAGGAGTAAAAAATAATCAAAATTGACACAAATAGTCGCATGTTCGCCTCCTTGCGGTAATGCGCGGCTAGTTACATAACTTCACCCTCATCGCCTCATTGACGAATATTTATTTATGCTGCGGGCGACCCACCGGAAGCCGGATTGGCGCCGGAGCGTCAGCCATTCCCTCGGCTAGAGGCCTTGCCGGCGTTCCATGGCCGGGCGTTAAACCTTGCGCCATTCGCCACTCGTCATATTGCTGCTCAAAAATGCTTTTTGCCGGAGATTTGGATGGAAGCGGCGGAACTTTAGTGTTTGACATTGGCATATCGATCACGGCGGGCTGGCGGACAAGTGGGCGCGCCATTCTTTCGGGCGCTTTCAACATTTTTGCTGTTTGCTGCATACCTGCAAGCGCATCCGGAGATAACTCATTGTCATATTCAGGCGCATCCGCTGCACCCTGTACTGCCGCAAATTTTTTAGCCACAAAACGGCCAAACTCAAAAGGTTGCATAATTTGCACTCCAAACAAAACTTCGCGACATGTTTTATTGCGGGTTGGGGCTCCAATACGCGTCCCACACGCGCTTCGCCCGATCAAACCCCATATCCTCCGCCGGCGACGACGTGCCGGGGCGAGCAGGAGCAGGAGCCGGAACAGGAGCAGGAGCCGGAACAGGAGCAGGAGCCGGAACAGGAGCAGGCGCAGGAGCAGGAGCCGGAACAGGAGCAGGCGCTCCAGCAGGTGCCGCTCCGCTTAGAGGACGGCGAGCCGTTGAGCGCGGATTTATTGGTTCAAATTTGGCGCCAGGATTTTTGGCTTTGTACCGATCCATGGCGGCTTGCACTTTCGGGCTGGTGGGCCGATATTCTTCCGCCATTTTTTGCGAAATACTGCCCGCAACTAGCTGACCAAATTCAAATGCGTTCATAATTTAACTCCGGGATAGTTGCGCTTCATTATCTCAAATTCCGCGCAAAAGTAAACAGTTATTTAAGCTCAGGGATTTTGTCGCCGCC